AAGCCAGCCATCACCAGCGCCATCAAAGGGACGTTTATTGTAAGACCTCCCTCAAGTATAATCGAGAGAACCCATACAATAATACCCCAGACAACGTATTCGACTCTGCTTACGATTTTTTCCACCTTTTTGTACTTTTCATAATTTGTCATAATTCATTCCTCCTTAAGATTATTATTGAAGTTTCCTTCATTATACCCCTTGATTTCTGTACGAAAACGAAAACAAAGAAAGGCAGTATCATATAACCTCCGCCTCGCGTATTCGCTACTCGGTAGGTCTCTGCCTCGTCTTTCAGTGTGAAGTTTTTAGCTTTCAGTCCATGCCTGGAATTCAAACCAGAATTTTGTTTTCCCATCATAGTCGCATGTGCGACCGGTCTTGTGTCTTTCGGCATATTTGCCAGGATGGTTATAGGTGTACATTAAGTACTCCGTATAAGCCTCTCCACATGCTTTTGCCATTTCCTCAACCGATTCGTACATCTTAAAGATGTTCATAAAATACTTGTTGTTCATAGTTTTACCTCCATGTTTTAGTCTCAGGTTAATCTCTTCATTATACCCCGTGATTTTCGTACGAGGAATAAAAAAAAAGAAACCGCATTATTGCGGTCCCTCTTTTATAGCCTTTTCAAATACCTCTTTCCAAAACTGTTCTACTTCTTCCATTGTCATTTCAGTTTCAGGCTTTATTTTCATAAAACCCTGTTCTTGCTCTTTTTGCTTTGCAAGGTTTTTCTCATAGCCTTTAACCTCATTAATCTCTCTGAATCTAAACATAGTCAATTCCTCCTTAAAGTTTTAAATTGGTTTTCATTATACCCCTTGATTTTCGTACGAAGCGTTTTTACAAAGGCGGCAGCACCATCCGAGACAAGCCATTGTTTTCACAGAGTTGCCCACGCTCTGAATGCCTCCCTCAAATAAAGCTCCTTTCGTTTGACATGACCCCGCTGCCGCTTTTGTAAGAACGTTTCACAACCTAACAGATATTTTAAAGGGAGGAACAACAAATGAAAAAACAACCGACGCCATTGGCAGATGTGGGCCCTCTGCCTCCGGCACGTACGGCTGGCGAACGCGAAGACCAAATGGTCGACCTAGCGATGAAACTAGTCGAACAGCGTATGCGTGACGGCACGGCCACATCTCAAGAAACCACGCACTTCCTCAAACTAGGAACAGAGCGTGAGAGATTAGAAAAGCAGAAGCTCGAACAAGAGATCGAGTTAGCAAAAGCGAAGATACAAGCAGCTAAAGCGGCCGAGGAGACCAAGGCTCTGTATGAGGAAGCGATCAAAGCTTTCAAGACATACCAGCCAGACTATGAGGACTACGACGATGAAGACGTATAGCGAATGCATCAGCCTCCCGACGTTTAAAGAGCGCCTGGAATACCTGATGCTCAAAGGTAACGTCGGCGATCCTACCCTTGCAAATTACGCATATCTCAAAGCCCGTCTTTACAATTCTTACAGATGGCGGAAACTTAAGCAAAAGTTAATCATAAGGGATCAAGGCTGTGATCTGGCTTTTGAAGGACATCCGCTCAGTTACAGAGTAGTCCTTCACCACATCAACCCGATCTCCTATGCCGACCTGATCAACGACGCGCCGATCTTATACGACGCGGAGAACCTGATCTGCTGTTCGCATATGACACACGAAGCAATTCACTATAGTGATTACTCAATTGTCTGCGACGAGCCGATCATAAGAAGACCAAACGACACAATTCCTTGGAAGAGGTGAACCAAAATGGCCAAAGGTGTATTGATAGGCAGCCATGAAATCTCAACACGCAGCTGCCCATGGGACCCTATTAATGATGGGGTTTTGAAAGACTTAGAAAAGGGTGACACAGTAACCGTTGACACATCTCAGACCGTTTACGATTGGCAAGGCCATGAGTACTATCCGTTCATCGATGGCGGCCACCAAAATGGCTACATACGTAAGGATGCGGTTCGCCTAAATACACTAACTACAGTAAGGAGGGCTAGACGTGGCAGATGAAACACCGATCATTCCGACAGAAAGTACAACGACCCTGTCTGAGTCTATTCTAATCACTGTTAAGCGGGCTTGCGACATCGAGGATGATGACGATGCGTTCGACAGTGATATTATCAGAAGCATAAACTCATACCTGCAAATTTTATGGATGCAGAATGTCGGCGTATCTGGCTTCAAGGTAACGAACGAAGACCAGACGTGGGCAGAATTCTTAGGCCCGCATGCAGACGACCTGCAGATGGCCGTAAGTTATATTTGCAAAAAGGTAAAGCTCGCATTCGATCCTCCGTCAAGTTCAACTCTCTATAACGCTTATAAGGAACAGGCGGACGAGCTGGGTTGGTATCTTGGCGTTGAGAGTGACATACTGAGTGGATACGGATATTCCGGAGGTGACGACGATGAAGAAGATTGAGAAACTTGAGAAACAGATTCATGAAGAGTGGTCTGACGCAGAGAAGTACATCACGTGTGCTTTGCTTAACAAAGACGAGGACAGAAACCTCGCAGATCTGTACTATGATCTGTCCGTTGAAGAAACCAAGCACGCCGATAGGCTTCATTCGATGGTTGTAAAAATTATTGATGAGTACAAGCGTGAGCACGGAGCGCCTCCTGAAGCAATGATGACGGTTTACAACATTCTTCACGAGCGCGACATTGAGTTCGCGACAAAGGTGAAGATGATGATCCAGCAGTATAAGGGGTGATGGCTATGATTTTCTCGAACAAGGTCTACGACATCCTCAAATGGATCGCTCAAATCTTACTCCCAGCTCTTATTACATTATTCGGAACAATAGGTAGCGCAGTAGGACTTGAGCATACCGACGTTATCATCACCATAGCAATCGCAGTTGACACGTTCCTCGGTACAATTCTTGGAATAAGCTCAAGTAATTACAAAAAGAAAGGGGACGTTACCAATGGAGAAGACAACCCTTGAGTATGTGCTCACTTTCTTTCAGTCGTTGTCTATAATTTCGGCGGGCATTCTTGTTATAGTCTATTGGGTAAAACAAGCTCGCTCACCGCAGCAGAAGCTGAATCAGCGAATGGATGCTTTTGAGAAATGGAAAGAGCATGTTGACAAATGTCTTGACAACGACAAGACAAGCATTGAGGAACTTCGGGAGGGCAATCGTGTTATGCAACAAGGGATGCTAGCTTTAATCCAAAATGCTATCGAGAAAGATGGCAAAGCAGATCCAAAGTTGGTTGAAGCTAGCAACCGACTTGAAAAATATTTAATCGAGAGGTGAACCAAAATGGCTAAAAGTTATAACGGCCTCGATCGCACTGAGGCATTCTTCGCACACTACGGCCGTAAAGGTATGAAACGCGGCATGAACATCTACAATCCGGATTATAAGCCTATTGGAGAGAAAGCAAAAACGAGCTCGGCAATGTCCGGTGATCCAAGGTATTCTGCTTCTAGTCAGAAAGACAAAGAAAGAGCTGCGATGAATTCTGCGGCACAATCTTCTGCTGCTCAGGGTGCTAAAGCCAGACGAGATCGTCTTCTCGCCGCAGAACGTCAGCGCCAGGCTACATCTGGAACGGCAGCAAATGAAGCAGCGAAGTATGAAAAAACACAATCTGAACGCGAAAGTGACGCTATGACTGATGCTTCGAAGAAAGCGACCATGCTCGGCAATAAGGCTAAAGCTAAAGCTAAAGCTAAAGACGATGCGCATAAAAAAGCCGTTCAAAATCGATACATGGAAGACCTTAGAGGCTTGAAAGCCGTTGGAGGACTTATCATAAACAGCGATCCCGAAGCAACTCACACGAACCAGCATCTAAATAGTTTACTTCAAGACGCGCAGAAAGCCCTTGAGGCTGTAAGAGATGCCAAACTTTCCGGAGACGAAGCGGCTATTTTAGACGCCGATTACAATTATCGAACAGAATTAGCAGCGTTTATGGCAGCGGTCATGAGAGTCATGGGCGACAGAGTAGCCGGTGGAAAGCAAATATACAAGTAGGTGACACTTATGGCAGATCTAAGAAAAATAACTGGTGAATAAGGAGGTAATCAAAATGGCAGAAAGCACTATTGAAACCTTCTTTGAAACCTACGACCCGACCAACTCGTTGGCCCACCATGGTATCAAAGGCCAGAAGTGGGGGATAAGACGTTGGCAAAATCTTGACGGCACTCTTACTGATGAAGGAAAGAAAAGATATGCGAAGGCTAAAGAACGCTGGAGCGACGAGAGCATAGTTAAAAGAGAAAATAAGACGATAGCCTCTGTCTTAGGAGGCGGCGCCTTATACACCGGCGGTTTAATCGGAGGTGTAATAGCAGCTAATCCAATATTAGCGGGAGCTGGAGCGGCAGCCGGAATAGCCGCAATGCTTGCTTATCCTTTAAAGGATGCAATAATGACTTCCAGAGACAATCGAATGGCGACCTTGGCAAAGGACGAAACGCTTAAGAAAAAGATGGAGGACATACGTTCTGATCAAACTGGTACACGTGCATGGGAAGTTCGTCGTAAAGTTCGTTGGGAGAAGCAATTGGAGAAGCAGCGTCGGCTTAACAATTATGAAAAGGAAGTTGCTCATGGCGACGTTGATATCGGCGACTTCTTCTCTCACTCCGGCATCAAAGGCCAGAAGTGGGGCCTTCGTCGATTCCAGTATACTGATGGATCTTTAACTCCTGAAGGTAGAAAGCGTTATCTTAAGGGCGGAGATAGAGCCATACGCAAAGCAGAGAAGATACAGTCAAAGCGCGAGAAGATACTCTCCGATCGCAAAAAGCTCTATAAGCATCGTAACGAGTTTTCCAAAGAGGAGCTTGACAAGGCAATGGAGCGTTTTGCTTCACAGGACAGGCTCCGTGAGCAGATGCAGGCTATAAAAGACGCTAAACGTCAGGACAAAGCCGACTACAAGCGTTCGAAGATAGAATACAAAAAACTCAAACTGCAAGAAAAGCAGATGAAAGAACAGGAAAAACAGGCAAAGCTCGCTACTGAACAGAAGAAAATCGACACCGAGCAGAAGAACGAGGTAGCAGAGGCTCAGTCTAAAGCGGCGAAGTGGAGAGAACGTGCAAATAAAGCCCGAAGCATTTATGAATTCGCTAAAGCCGGACAAGATATTTTGTCAGATATGGGCATAACCAGCAAAGAAGGCAACGAAAGTCTTCTCGGCGCGCTTGGCGAAGCTATGGGCATAAAGGATAATTCTAAAGCTAGAAAAGAAGCTAAGAGAAAGAAAGATATTGCGAAGGAAACAGAAGACCTTAATCTTGAAAAACTTCGTACAGCAGTAGAACAGGCTAAATACAATCTTAATAACCCGAACAAAAAGGGCATGTCCAAGGATGACATCGAATCCGTCGTCGAGGACGTTCTCAAAAATCTCGGCATAACGTCCTAAATAAAGGAGTTGAGTGGGCATGCTAAGTAATACAGCGACTCCTAAGTACTATAGGGAATTCAGAAACAAAGTTCTCGACGGCGTTATCAAAGTCAACTACGAAGTGTCGCTACAAATGAACCGCATTGACCAGCGAATCAAAGACCCTCACTACTACTACGACCCGGCTCCGGTTGAGGCGTGGATAAGGTACAATGAGGCCGAGATGACTTTGACCGATGGCAGCGATTTGAACATGCTTCTGACGTTCAAACTTTGGGCCGAGGACATCTATGGCTGGTATTACTTCACAGAGAAGTCCGTTTACGTTCCTAATAGGGATGGACACGGCGGTCGTTACGTCAACAAACGTGTTAAACACCGTCTTTGCCGAAAGCAGTACCTTATTGTAGGACGAGGCGCGGCAAAATCGCTATACATGGCTTGCCATCACTCCTACACCCTCAATTGTGACGTCCGCACAACCCAGCAAATCGCTACCGCTCCGGTTCTGAACCAGGCTGAGGAGACCTTAGCCCCGTTTAAGACGGCAATCGCGAGAGCAAAAGGCCCGTACTTCAAGTTCATGACGCAAGGGTCCCTCCAAAACACTACCGGCAATAAGCTCAACAGACCGCAATTGTGCCCGACTAAGGAAGGCATAAAGAACTTCATGACAAATAGCATTGTTTTTACCCGTCCTATGACGGTTGATAAGTTGCAGTCATACAAACCGGTTCTGTTTACAGTTGACGAGTGGCTTTCCGGTGATACACGTGAGGACCCGACGTCTGCTCTGGAGCAGGGCGCGTCTAAGAATGAGGAGTGGCTTGGTGTATTGGCCTCTTCAGAGGGTACAGTTCGTAACGGCGTCGGAGACACAATCAAAATGGAACTTATGGAGATACTGAAAGGCGATTACATCGCGGATCACATCTCCATTTGGTGGTATAAACTCGATGACATCTCAGAAGTTAACGACCCAGAGATGTGGATGAAGGCTCAACCAAACATCGGCGTTACAGTGCAATACGACGCATACCAAATGGACGTTGAGAGAGCCGAGAAATCACCCGCAGCTAGGAATGATATTCTGGCAAAACGATTTGGCATACCGACTGAAGGCTTCTCCTACTTCTTCAAGTACGAGGAAACTCTTTGTAGTCCTAAAAAGAGAGAGTTCTGGAGGATGGACTGCGCTCTTGGTGTTGACCTTTCACAAGGAGACGACTTCTGTGCATTCACGTTTCTGTTCCCATTACCGAATGGCGTACTAGGCGTGAAGTGTCGAGCTTACATCACTGAACGAACCCTGATGCGACTGCCTGCAGCAATGCGACAGAAGTACGACGAGTTTGTTAACGAGGAAAGTCTAATGGTCATGAACGGTACGGTTTTGGACATCGATGAAATATTTGACGAGTTAGACCGCTACATCCAGCGTTGTGAATACAATGTATTGGCTATGGGCTATGACCGATACAATGCCGATAAGTTCGTCACTCGGTGGTCTACTGAGTATGGGCCTTATAGCATAGAGAAAGTAATACAAGGTGCTAAGACGGAGACCGTTCCACTTGGCGAATTGAAAATCCTTGCTGAAGATCGTAAACTGCTTTTCGATCAGAAGCTAATGGAGTTCTGCATGGGTAACTGCATCACGATCGAGGACACGAACGGCAATCGTAAATTGTCTAAGATGAGACGAGACGCCAAAATCGATGGCGTATCCGCTATGATGGACGGGTATGTTGCATTAAAGGCCCATGCTGAACTGTTTAATTATCACATTTAAGGAGGGATTCCTATGGCTACTACAACCGATCTCGAACAGACCGGAAGAGATGCCAACATTCTTCATAATTACCTTGACGGGGAACCTCCTCTCAGGCCTGCCAATGAGTATGGTAGGCTTGGACAGCTTATTCTTAGGCTGATTGAGGAGCTTGGTAGTGGTACACTACTGCAGTACGACGGTCGGGTTGACAGCGTATCGGATCTCCCCGCTACAGGACAGCTTAACCATTTCTATCTGGTAGGTCCTGAAGACTCTGAAAATTTTGATGAGTATTTTTGGGTTGAGCCAGAGGGTGAGACTGGGCATTGGGATATGCTCGGAAGCGTTTCGATCATCATCGACGGCCATCTCGACCTGAATTCTACAAACCCTGTTCAAAATGGGGTTATTACGGCTGCCATCAACGCTATTAACCTCGCTCTGGCGGCTACTTCTAAGCAGACCGCGTTGGCTCCGACACTGGTGTTTGCTACGGCATATACTGATGGCGCACTGGTAACTTATGCTGGTGAGCTGTACAAGGCGGATAGCACTAACGGGTCATACATCGTGGAGGATCAGACTACCTCGGCATCGAAATTTGTTAAGGTGGATATTTCGACATTACTTGAAGGCAAGGTTACCGAGGGTTCGGGCTATGCTGTAATCAATGGCATAAGAGTATATGTAAGCTCCACCACTCCCACCGGAACAATCCCCGAAGGCAGTCTCGGCATCGGCTTCTAAGGCGGTGGTCATGTGAAAATTAAGAAATACACAAACGGTGCATGGGCAGATTTAGACAAGCCCGTCAAGAAGTTTGCCACGTACACCGACGAAGCCACGACCCTGCCGCTGACGATTGAAGCGAGTGCTACGAATGCGGTTGAGAATTATCAGGTGTATGGACGAACAGTGGTAAATCTCGCAGATGCAATTCTCGAGCACGCGAATATCAGTGGAGACGGCACGATAATAGATCCTGGTTTGGTTGATCCAGAAGAAGACAAGTATGTCCTCTATATCGCCCCAGTAGAAAGCGGCAAAACCTATACTATCACAACGAGCGAATATGATAGTGCTATTGTATATGCGTTTTACTCTACTCAGCCAGCTTACGGTGTGCCGTCGTACAATAATGCTCGAACGGTCCTCCAAAGTGAGCATCAAGCAACAATAACAGCACCGATAACAGGTTGGATTGCATTCAGGGACCACATAACTGCTCCTGCTGGCATGATCGTCGAAGGCTCTGCACCAGCGCCGATCTACGTCCCGCCCGGCGCAAAAGGTGGCGTGGGAGAAGAGACGGAGAATTTGGTGACTGAGATTATACAAAATGCAACTATTAATTCCGCAGGAACGCTTGTTACCAGCAGTACATATAATGTCTCAATTGCACCTATCACTGCCGGAACAACTTATACGCTTTCGAGAGACTATAACTATACTGTGGGAACTACACATTATGCATTTTTTGCAAATCTACCAGCTAAAGGCTCTACGAGTTATGATGGAAATAGGAACTCCGTAGAGCAAGTAAACGTGACATTCACCGCTCCTATTACTGGCTATGTTGTATTACTAAACAAAGAAGGTAAATCTACTGCCGTTGAGGGCAACACTGCTATTCCCTACGGCTACAAAATCCCGCTGACGATTACGAGTGGCAAGCCGAATTTGGTGAGCGACATAATTAATAATGCTTATGTAAATTCGAGTGGTGTTTTTGCGACAAATTCTTCCTTAAATGCTGCTGTTACTCCGATTGAGAGAAATAAAATGTATACCGTTCTAAAAGCAAGAACTGGCGGTAATATGTTTTGTGGCTTTTTTGGGTCATATCCAGTAATAGGCGCGAGCACTTATGACGGTAACCGAATATCATTTGGAGTTGAATACTGCACGTTTACAGCGCCGATTACAGGTTATCTAGTTTCAAGCTGTCAGTCTAGCGCGGGTGACCCTATTGTTTATGAAGGTGAATACCATCCGAGAGAGTCTATAGAAACGCCTCTCTACATTGGCGGCACACAGCTCGGCGAGGACGAGTACTTGGACTATGGGGAGCAGAAAATCTATAAAGACGTTTCAGGAACGCTCACACCCACAGACCCTCCCATACCCTTCCCGACACTCACAACCTACCTCGGTGAGAACAGCATTGACGTTGACACGACAACACCTCCCGACAAAGTTGTACTGGAATACAAAGGCTGGAAGGGCATCGGTGAACCGCAGATTTATGACGGTGGGGAATGGAAGGATGAGCCTTCCGAGGACGTCAATCCATAGATGTGTCAGATTAGAGTCTATTACAAACCGTGACAATTTAATATTTTATTATAGCGCTAGGACTATCATGAATGACCGAGAAACTGTGGAGTGGTTTGAAGAAAACCGCGCGCTCTAGCACACACCGAAGGCAGGGTAAACGCCAATTCGGTCATTCTGGGTTCTAGACAAGAAGGAGGGAAATCAAAATGGCAGTACAGGGTTTAGATGTATCGGCTTGTCAGGGCGCGAATCTCAATTTCGTTGCCATAAAGAATGCCGGATACGATTTTGTAATTCTCAGAATCAATGAGTGGAGCAACGCCCTCAAAGACAATGTCAAGGACAGCTGCTTTGAGACGTTCTACGCAAGAGCAAAAGCTGCCGGCCTTAAAGTAGGCGCTTATTGGTTCACATATGCAAATACTGTGGACTATGTTGCTTACGAGGCCAAGAAGTGTATCGAATGGATCAAAGGCAAGCAGTTTGAGTATCCCATCTGGTTTGACCTTGAGAGAGAACAGCAATTCAATCAGGGCAAAGCTTTCTGCGATCCTGCAGTAACTACTTTCTGCGAGGCTCTTCTGAATGCCGGTTACTACCCCGGTGTTTATTGCAGCACGTTCTGGTACACCAATTGCGTAAGCAAGTCGGTCCGTGAGAAATGGTCTTGTTGGATCGCCGAGTGGGGCAATAAGTGTAACTATGCATCACCTTATGGCATGTGGCAGAACGGAACAGCTAATGTTCCTAATTGCGGATGCTTCACTGCAATTGACCACGACTATTCGTATACGGACTATCCTAAGATCATTAAGGATGCCGGCATGAATGGGTTTAAGAAGACGACAACTACAGCTAAGACCGAAAAGACACTTGACGCCGGCTCTTGCTATAAGCTTGGCGAGACTACCGTCGGTGCTTTGGCGGTTAAGGAGCTGCTCAGACTTGCAAAGGTCAAGAAAATGCACAGCGTATCAGTAACTGAGAACAAAACCTATGATGAGAGCGCCATAGGTGCTGTTAAGGCTCTTCAGAAGGCTTGGGGCTATAAGCAGACCGGCCGTGCAGGAGCAAACTTCGTGAAGATGCTTTATGAAAAGCTGAAGTAAAGGAGGTAGCCCAATGGCGACATTACGCTCCCGTTTAAAACGGGGCTGGAACGCATTCCTTGGGAGAGACGCTCCTGAAGTGTTTAATGCTAGTTATGACGAAGGTCCTTCATACAGTCTTGGAGGTTACAAAATCCAAAGCTATGGCTGGAACAAGTCTTCTGCAACTAGCATAATAAAAAACAAAATAGCAAACGATGCTGCTCAGCTCAAGATTGTCCACGCTATCACAAATCTCGATGGAGATTACCAGATGACAATGGACACACCGCTTAATAAGATATTCAATTATAAAGCGAACATCGATCAACCAGCGTCCGCTTTTAAGATTGATATTTTTGAAAGTTTGCTTGGAGAGGGCGGCATCGCTATTGTGCCTACGCTTATTGACGACGAGATCGATAATGAAGACGACCATAGAGAGTTCGAGGTGGTTGAAGCTCGCGTCGCTCAGGTGATCCAGTTCTATCCTAAAAAGGTTAGAATTAGGATTTACAACGACAGAACTGGCCTTCACCAAGAATACACGATCCCTAAGGACCAGTGTGCAATTGTGGAGAACCCGTTCAGATCAATTATGAACGACGCAAATTCGACTGCCAAAAAGCTTGAAAGGAAGCTCGCATTGCTCGATAGAATCGACGAGATGACAGCGTCAGGCAAACTCGATTTGATAATTCAGCTTCCATATCCTCTTAAGGGCCAGAAGCAGATTGACGATGCAAACATGCGCCGTGGTCAGATTGAGAAGCAGCTTAACGGCGGCAAATATGGTGTGGCGTATATCGATGC